CCAAGATTTGTTAATGTAGCAGCCGTGGTGAATTCAATCAAGAGTAAAATCCTTGATCGATTTGACTGTGATGTATTTGCCCATCTATGGTATGATCCTAATGCTGTTTCCTATGATGCAGGTTCTTGGTCTAACCTAGGAAAGGACCCTGTATTATATGATGCACCTGCAATATTCCAGAGACTATACAATCCAGTAAAGATGATTATCGAAAAGCCTAGGCGATTCAAGTTTTATTGGGAAAAGGAATATCTAGACAAATACTTCACAGGTAAAAATCCTCACTGGAATGCAGATAATTATTCCAATGTTCTTTCTCAATTCTATTCTATCGAACAGGTATACAAGTTAATATATTATCATCCAGAAGAAAATTATGATTTTTTGGTATTAATTCGAACAGATTTGATTATGGAAGATTTTCCTGATCTTAATCAATTACCTTCAAGAGACCCGAATTATGCTCATTCCGTATATGTAGATGGTAGATATGGTGAAGGTTCTTTTCCAGCACAATGCATGATACTTTCTGATTGGGTGTATGCACATTGGGTTAAGAATTTATATAGTGATGGAAAAGATATTTGTGAATCTCTTCCTGTAGAAAATCCTTATCCTGAATTCATCCAAAAGGCAATGATAAAAATATATGATGATGTCAAAATTAAGTATACCAGTATGTGGGGCCAGCCAGTAAGATCATGGTAATTGAGAGAAACGAAAATATAATAGACAAGACGGATACCGACCTAGAATTACTTCATTCATTCAAGAACTTCCCAGTATTCATGGGATGTACAGACCAGGATCAATCCAAAGACCTTCTACAGGATATGAATTGGTATATATCTCGTAAGAATGGAATGATCCAATTAAATCCATTCATTTCCCCTGATATAGTATACAAGGAACCTCATGGTTCTGGTACTGTAGGTGGACTATGGAAGGAACATCATGAAGAATTCGCCAAGTTCGTCATACAATATAAGGTAGGTAGAATACTCGAATTGGGTTCATCCCATGGCATTCTATATCAGAATGCCAATAGGAAAGATTTGGATTGGACGATTGTTGAGCCTAATTACTATGGCCCAAAGGACAGTGCCAATCTGAAGATCATCCCTGCATATTTTGATTCCAAATTAGACCTAGGTAAAAAATATGATACCATTGTTCATTCACATGTTTTCGAACATATTCTGGACCTGGAAGAATTCTTTGAAACGGTCGACAAACATCTATATTCTGGTGGAAATATGGTGTTTTCTATTCCAAATTTTGATTATTTGTTGTTTGGTGGGACTTATCATGTTCTAAATTTCGAACATACCTTTCTATTGAGAGAGGTATATGTGGATTATATTCTACAGACAAATGGTTTTGAAATATACAAAAAACAGGATTTCAAGAATCATTCCATATTCTATTATGCCAAGTATATTGGTGGAAGAACCGGAGTGAAAGTTTTGGATAACGATTTATATAGACAAAATAAAAATTATGTGAATAATACGATTTACAACATGAGGGATGATGTAGGATACATGAATATCACATCCCTTGGCCGTAAAGTATATCTATTTGGTGGACATATTTTTTCTCAATTCCTCCTTAATTTAGGCTTGAAAGAGAACAGTATATCTGCTATACTCGATAATGATGTAAAGAAACAAGGTAAACGTCTATATGGTTCATCTTTAATCGTCAATGATCCAATGATTATTAAAAATGATCCCGATCCATATGTGATTGTTTTTGCTGGCGTCTATACTGAAGAAATCAAACGCCAGTTGAGAAACATTAATGAAAGGGTTGTTTTTCTATGACCATTAAGAAACACAAGCAATTAATCATTGCCCATAGAGGATTGATGGATGGTCCCGATAAGGAAAAGGAAAACACCATTCAGCAAATTGAAAAGGCTATCGTTGCTGGTTATGATGTAGAGGCAGACCTTTGGGTTTCCGATGAAGGTAATCTATATCTAGGTCATGATAAGCCTACTGAATTACTTGATGTGTATCAGTTTAAAAGGCTCTATGCTGAGGTATATTGGCATTGCAAAAATATCGAGGCATTCACTACATTGAATAGAATGAATGTGGATGGTGGTTGGAATTTTAAATACTTCTGGCATGATACTGATAGTTATACCTTGACGAGCAACGGATATATCTGGGCCTATCCTGGGATGAAAATTCCTAACTATGATGTCAGGGTAATTAATGTCCTTCCTGAATGGAATATGACTATTGATCAGTTGAGTAAATATACTGGACATGTATGCACAGACTACCCTAAGTTGATAGGTAAAGGTAGATAAATCAGTTAGTTAGTGGTATCCAAAGGTACTTGGATAAATATAGGAGACAGAATGAGTAATTTTAGAACCGAGTGGGTTCAGAGACAGTATGATGGAAAATGGGTTATGTACGGTTATGTGCCTGATCCGAATGAAAATATCGAAGATGCCTATCATTATGGTATCTTTAGATGGGTCCAATTGACCCCGGCGTATGACTTCATGGTGGAGTTACACGCCTCCTAAAAGCAAAGGAGAACTATTATGTTTGAGAAGATTCGAAACATTACATTAGGTAAGGTTTTTGATGCCATTCAATGGCTTGTATGGGGACTTATGTTGTTCCTATTGGTATTCTCACTATATAGCTATTTGGCAAAGGCTAAGGCTAGCATCCCATCTCCAATGACGGGAATTGTCAAGTTTTTCCTACCAGAAAATAATGAAACCATTCTCGTTGTCAGCCAAGGCTGGAGTTCTGGTTTCCGATGCGATTACTTCATTAATGAGGTAATTAAAAATATCACCAAGGCTGGTGGTAAAGTCCAAGAACAAACATGTAAGAAAATAACAAATGAGGAGTAATAATGGATACAAAAGTTTTTAGATTGAATACAGGTGAGATTATCATTGGTAAGTCTACAGGTCCTACTAATCAGGGTGGGGTATCTAGAGTAATTGATGCCTTTTCCTTTGAAGTGAGACAAATGGCTCCAAATCAGCCACCACAAGGTGGATTAGTTCCTTGGCCTCCATTCCAGAAAGAAGAAAAGGATAGAGTCACTCTAATTCCAGTGGAGAGCCTGACAGTAATGCCCTATGATCCTACCGATAATATCAAGGATGCATACGAGCAAGTCACATCAAATCTTCTTCTGCCCCCAAAGAAATCATTGATTCTAACAGCAGGATAAAGTATAATACACAGTATGAGCATTAATGAAAACTTCTACATTAATGTATCGAAACTGGGAAACAATATTCTATACACAGGTATAGAAAACGGAAAAAGAGTAAGGAGGAAAGTTGCATTTTCTCCTACTTTTTATATCTCCTCGAATAAAAAAGACACAAAATTCAGGACGCTTTTTGGTAAGCCGGTTGAGTTAATCAAACCTGGTTCTATCAAGGAGGCGCGTAATTTCCTAGATCAATACAGTAATGTTTCCAATTTCGAAATCTATGGTATGGACAGAATACCAATTCATTATATCAGGGATGAATTTCCTGGTAAGGTGAACTGGGATATGTCTCTCATAAAGGTAGCCAACATCGATATCGAGGTTGCCAACAAATCTGGCATGACCATCGATGAAATGATAGAACATGCCCAGGATGAAGTAACAGCGATCACGGTATTAAAAGACAACACATATTATGTGTTTGGATGTAAATCCTACATTCCAACAAAAGATAATGTGAAGTATTACCATTGTGACAACGAACAGGATTTGTTGGAACAGTTTGTTGATTTCTGGTCTTCCGATTATCCAGATGTTGTAATTGGCTGGAATATCAAATTCTTCGACTTTCCATATCTATTGAAGCGTCTTTCCGTCGTGTTTGATGATGATGGATTGATGAATAAAATGTCTCCGTGGGGTAAGATCAACGCCCGTACGGAAACCAATATGAATAAGGATTCAAGAGTCTATGATATGGTTGGTATCGGACAGTTCGATATGTTCCAGATGTATCGAAAGTTCGCTCCAGGTGGTGCAGCCCAGGAATCGTATAAACTGAATTATATTGCCTCGGTAGAAGTAGGCGAAAAGAAGATCGATTATTCCACATACCAATCTCTTGATGAATTGTATGAAAAAGACTATACCACATTCATTGAGTATAACATGCATGACGTTACCTTGGTCGATCTTATCGCCAAGAAACGAGAATTGGTAAAGCTTGGATTCACGCTAGCCTATATGGCTAAGGTAAATTATGATGATATTTTCTTCCAGGTAAGAATGTGGGACTCACTTATCTATTCCTATCTTCTATCCAAGAATATTGTGATTCCACAAAAGAGAATTCAGCATAAGAGTGAAGCCTATAAGGGAGCAGCCGTAAAGGACCCAATCATCGGTAAGCATCGATGGACGGTATCTTTCGACTTGAAGTCCCTGTATCCTCACCTTATCATGATGTTCAACATATCTCCGGATACATTCATCGATGCCTATAACTATCCATTGGCATTGAGAGAACTGTTGGAGAAATATGATATTACCGTTGATACACTTTTGAATATGTCTGTTCCTTTGGATATTCTGAAGGAATACAATATGACAGTCACGCCTAATTCTGAATTCTTCTCCATGAATCGTGTCGGATTTCTATCCGAAATGATGCAGGACATGTATAAGGATCGTGACCGTTATAAGAAACTATCCGAAGATGCAAAGGAAGAAATTCAGAGAACTACTGATCCCGTTCGTAGAGCAGAACTGGAGAAACAGGAATCTGAATATGATACCCTCCAGCAGGTTATTAAGATTTGTCTCAATTCTGCCTATGGTGCGATTGGTAATAAGTTCTTCCGATTCTTTGATGTGAGACAGGCATCTGCGGTAACATATGGCGGTCAGCTAGTTATCCGTTGGATCATCGTAGCCATGAACAAATACATGAACAATCTGCTAAAGACGACCAACAAGGATTATATTCTTGCGTCCGATACAGACTCCATGTATATCGATATGTCGGGTATAGTAGATGCAATATTCCCGATTGCCGAACAGGATGCAAACAAGGCCAAGATCGTAAACTTCCTGAATAGAGTATGTGCCGAAAAGTTGTCTCCGTTTATTGACAGTGAATTCAGCAAACTAGCCAAGTATCTGAATGCGATCAATAAGATGGAAATGAAGAGAGAAGTAATCGCGGATAAGAGCATTTGGGTCAAAAAGAAGCACTATGCTCTTAATATTTGGATGAACGAAAAGGTTAAATTCGACAAACCAAAAATCAAGGTAAAGGGCTTGCAGATGATCAAGTCATCTACCCCGGCAGCATGTCGTGAGAAACTATCCAAGGCTATGGATATTATCATGAATGGAACCGAGGATCAGATGATAGAGTACATTTCATCATTCCGTAAGGAATTCAATAGTCTTCCGATTGAAGATATTGCACTTCCTCGAGGAATGTCCGAAATGGATGATTTTGCAGATACATCCGATGGTGGATTATTTGGTGGAAATAATACATTCAACAAGGGAACTCCGATTCACGTCAAGGCATCGTTACTATATAATAAAACACTAGACCAGATGAAGTTGAAACAGTATCCGAGACTACAAGACGGTGAAAAAATCAAGTTCCTCCATCTAGTGAAGCCGAATCCTTTCTTTGGTGACGTTATGGGATTCCCAGTTATCGTACCAAAAGAATTCAATCTCGCAAAGTATGTCGATAAGGATGTACAGTTCAACAAGGCTTTTCTTGCTCCATTGAAAAGCGTAATGGATGTAATCCCTTGGCAGACAGAGAAAACGGATTCGTTATTCGATTAAAAATATAAGGAAATAATATAAGGAGATATATGAATACCAAATTAAGAGATAAACTATTAAAGACTTCCGTTATCGAACATACCGATATCCTTTCAGAATCAAAATTCTTCAATGAAAAGGATATGATCCCAACCAAAATTCCTATGTTGAATGTTGCTCTTTCTGGATCACTAGAAGGCGGTATCACCCCTGGTATGACCATGTTTGCTGGTCCTTCCAAGCACTTCAAGACCGGTCTTTCTCTGATCTGTGCCGAGGCCTATCTGAAGAAGTATCCGGAAGCAATCCTATTGTTCTATAACAGCGAATTCGGTTCACCTATTTCATACTTCGAAAATATGGGTATCGATCCAGCGAGAGTCATTGTTACTCCGATCATGAACATCGAGGAATTGAAATTCGATATTGCCAAGCAGTTTGATGAAGGTATTGAACGTGGAGACAAGGTGATTACCATCATCGATTCAGTGGGTAATCTTGCATCCAAGAAAGAATCTGAAGATGCCTTGAATGAAAAGTCTGTTGCGGATATGTCGCGAGCCAAGGCATTGAAATCACTATTCAGAATTACTACTCCGTATCTGAATATGAAGGATATTCCTTTGATTACGATCAATCATACCTATAAAGAAATGGCACTGTTTCCAAAGGATATTGTATCCGGTGGTACGGGTTCCTACTATTCTGCCGATACTATCTTCATTATCGGAAGACAACAGGAAAAGGACAAGGATAAAGAACTTCTTGGATATAACTTCACATTGACTGTCGAAAAGTCCAGATATGTCCAAGAAAAGTCGAAAATCGATCTTTCAATGTCCTTTGAGAAAGGGATTGACATTTACTCAGGCCTGTTAGATAATGCTGAAGAAGCGGGATTTGTGATCAAGAATAAAGGCCCTCTTTTCGTCAAACAAGGCGACAAGAAGGCATACGATCTGGAAGAAACACAGAATCCTGAATTCTGGAATGAAATCTTGGCAAATGAAGAATTCAAGACCTTCATCCAAAACAAGTATTCATTGACCAGAAAATAATGTGGAGACACCTTACAAACCCGAAGACAACCAGTAACTCCTTCTCTTATCAAATGAGAGAAGGAGTTGACTACGTATTTGTTGAGGGAACTGCCGAAGATTTTGATGTAGAAAATACCCCGATTATACTCCAGAAGGAGCCGTATGTAGGGGTAACTATTCAATTCAATCTGGTAAAGTTCATACCGGATGCGCGATTGAGAATTAAATTCGATTATGATATTCTCGATCCAGGGCAGCATGATCTTGTTAAATTAAAGGAACAAAAAGATTTCCAATCGTATGTTGGGAATATCGTTATTTCAATATTGAAGGAGTATAATGGTTAGCACAGAAAGAATGATTCTAAGAAACCTGATATTTTCGAAGAATTACACCCAAAAAGTTCTCCCTTTTCTTAAGTCCGAATTCTTTATCGATCCACGAGATAAGTTGATTTTCGATACGATCAGTGGTTTCATTGACAAGTATGCCAACAATCCCTCTTGCGAGGCATTGAAACTCATTATCGAGGATAAGAAAGAAAAGAATCTATCCGAGGCACTCTATAAGACTTCATTGGAATTTCTAGAAGAAGTATCCAAGGAGAAAGAACAGGATGCCGAGACTGATGAAAAATGGCTGATCGATACTACCGAGAAATTCTGTAGAGACAAGTCCTTGTATAATGCGGTTGTAGAGACAATTGCAATTATGGATGGTAAGTCACAGAAATCTGAAGGTATTATTCCAGAACTATTGACGAATGCTCTTGCCGTTTCTTTCGATCCGAACGTAGGTCATGATTATATCGAAAATGCGGAAGACAGATACGAATTCTATAACAGGATAGAAAGACGTATTCCAGTAGGTCTGAAATCACTTTCCAAGATCACTAGAGGTGGTTTCCCTATCAAGACACTGAATGTAATTCTTGCAGGTGTCGGTGTAGGTAAGACTCTGGCAATGTGTCATCTTGCAGCAGACTTTCTATCCCAGGGTCATAATGTATTGTATCTCACAATGGAAATGGCCCAGGAGCGTATCGCAGAAAGAATTGATGCCAATCTGATGGATGTTCCTGTCAATGATATCATGCATCTATCCAAGGAGAACTATTTCAAGAAGATCGATGGTATTAAGAACAAGACTACCGGTAAATTGATCATCAAGGAATATCCTACGGCAGGTGCAGGTGTTATGCACTTCAAGGCACTTCTCAATGAGTTGTACCTAAAGAAGAATTTCAGACCAGCGGTCATCTTCGTTGACTATCTGAATATCTGTCTTTCCACTCGTTTCAAGGCAGGTAATGCTAACATGAATTCATATACCTATGTAAAGGGTATTGCCGAAGAATTACGAGGATTGGCTGTAGAATTCTCTCTACCAGTCTTCACAGCAACACAGTTGACTAGACAGGGATATGGAGATTCTGATCCAGATATCACATCAACGTCCGAAAGCTTTGGTGTTCCTGCAACAGCCGACTTCATGGCAGTAATTGTAACAAATGAAGAAATGGCTAGAAGTGGTCGTATTCTATTTAAGCAATTGAAGAATCGATATAACGGTATTGATACGATGACGAGTTTCATGCTAGGTATTGATAGACCAAAGATGAAACTCTATGATATCAATGACCAGGAGGTTGATGGTCCTCAGGAAGTTGATCATCATACATCGGCAAGATCAGTAATGGATAATTCTGATTTTGGTAAGAAGTTCAATGCAGAGAAATTTGGAGGATTAAAGTAAATGAACTATACATGCCATCCTTTCTATGAAAACGAAAACTTCTGTTGGAAGATTCATGAGGCAGAGACGGAACAGTATGTATATTCTAGCCCATTTGAAATGGATGCATTGAAACGAGCATCCTTCTATAATAAGGGTGGAGCCTTTGCAGGCTTCACTCCCACTTTCATGTTGAGAGGGTTCAATAGGAAATGATCGTATTTTTGTTGGGATTGGTTGAGATTTATCTATTGTGTTGGTTTCTAACCCATATCCGCTTCATTTCATTATTTAATGGATATAATGGCACAGTCAATAGTTATGAGGAATGTGTGAGGAAGTTGAATGAGCGATGACAACATATATTTCCCTCTAAACGATATAAACCAGAACCATAGGTCTAATTGTAGTTCATGGTCTGGTTATAGTAGGGATAAAGAAGGTAATCTAGTTTTAGAAAGTTGTGGATGGGAATATACAGATGAAAACGGCGTTAATCACGGGTATAACTGGACAAGACGGTAGTTATCTTGCCGAACTTCTCCTTGAAAAGGGATATGAAGTTCATGGCATTATTAGACGATCATCGTCTTTTAATACAGGTAGAATAGATCACATCTTTGATCAGTTGCATCTCCATTATGGTGATGTCACTGATTCCTTGATGATGTATAAGTTGATATTCGACCTGGTACCAGATGAAATCTATAATCTTGCTGCCCAGTCTCATGTCAAAGTGTCCTTCGAGGCTCCTATGTATACAGGGCAAGTAGACGGTCTGGGACTATTGAATATCCTTGAGCCAGTAAGACAATTGAAAGAAAACGGCTTTAATATTAAAGTCTATCAGGCATCTACATCCGAAATGTTTGGGTCTTCTCCTGCACCACAGGACGAAAACACTCCATTGCATCCACGAAGCCCATATGGTGCAGCCAAAATCTATGCCTATTGGCTCGCAAAAACATATCGTGACTCCTATGGTATCTTTATATCGAATGGTATTCTATTCAATCACGAAAGCTCCCGCCGAGGGGATACTTTTGTCACGAAGAAAATCGTCAATGCTGCCCAGAAATTGAAAGAGAATATTTCGGAATATAGGATTGATAGATGGGATAGACCAGATGCAGTCCTAAAGATTAATCCAATCATTCTAGGTAATCTGGATGCAAAGAGAGATTGGGGACACGCCAAAGATTATGTCCGATCCATGTGGATGATGCTCCAGCAGGAACAACCAGATGATTTCGTAGTAGGTACTGGTGAAACACATACCGTAAGAGAGTTCCTACAGTCCGTATTCTGGCATCTGAAACTAGGGGACATTACTTGGAAAGGCGATGAAGGATATCTGGATGATATTCTTGTTGTCAAGACTGATCCTAGATACAAGAGACCATTGGAGGTTGATTTTCTAC